TGGAACTCTGATGGATTGATAAATTGTTCTAGTTGCCCAGAACCTGCCGCACCATCAAACACAGACACATCATCACCACAATATCGCTTTACTTTGTCGGCGAGATACTGCCGCAAAACAGGACCGGTAATATACTCGGCGAATTTGTTAGCACGCTTACGGTTATTGTGCTCAATAAATGTCATTCCAACTCCTCCAACGCTACCCTGTTAATCGGTAGCACGCCTAGTTTTTCGTTAATCATTAGTTACCTCTTTCTGTTTGACTTCCTTCTTTATTTTGTATATACTTAGTGTATACACAAACAGGAGGACATATCATGAATACTGTTAAAACACGTAAAGTTGGTAATTCGCTTGCCATCACCATCCCAAAAGAATTGAACGTTGATGAAGGCAAGGAGTTCATTGTCTACAAGGGCATTGATGATGTCATCGTGCTTGCACCTAAAATCCCAAATCCATTTGATAGCATGGAACCGTTCATCATGGACAACGACTTTGAAGGAGTGGTCTTACTTGACAATGAAGGATAATTACATACCACAAAAACAAGATATCATCTGGATTGACTTTGACCCATCACTTGGAAAAGAAATCCAGAAACGCAGACCAGCCCTTGTCGTCTCCAGTCACAAGTACAGCCAAATGACAGGATTTGTTGCCGTCTGCCCCATCACTCACGGGGCAAAAGCACTAGAAAGCCGTGGCTTATCTGTCCCTATACATTCTGACAAGGTAGACGGCGTGGTCAATCCAATGCAGCTCTACACCTTTGATTTCAGGGCACGAAACGCTAGTAAAATCACCCAGCTAGACACTTGGACTTTTCAAAAAGTCGTCCAACTTTACAACTACATTTTCGACTAGAGCCAAACGGCTCTTTTTCTTATATCACTCCACCTCTTTCGCAAACTGCCAAGCCCACTCAAAATCCTGTTTGATTTCGGATTCGGTTAATTGGTTTTCTGGTTCATTTTTCCATTTATAGTTGGGTACCTCATCCAAAAAGATATCAGTTCCAATAAATACCTTTCCGTTTTCTTTATACAAGAATGTGGCAATATCTGGGCGATTTGGGTCAGGTATCTCAACTGTGTACAGTTTCTCTTTCTCAACTCCATAACCGTCCAGCCAGGCGCGGGCTATCATATCAACCTTCTCAGGAATCAAGTCGTCATTCCTATCATATGCCCAATCACCGACTTTCTCATCATCATCCAGTCTAGAAAGAACTTTTTGCAAATGCCAACCAGAGCGTTTGCAACCCTCAATCCACTCCGCTACTTCCTTCGGTACCACAACCTTCTGCGGTTCGTGGATTTGGTTGATGACTGATACAATTCGGTCGAATCTTACCGCGGCAGCCTCTCCAAATCCCACTTTGTACTTCTTCAATTCATCAATCGCTTCCTGTTTGTTCATTGTTTCCGTCCTTTCAAATCCTCCGACTTCACGTATGTGCCATTTACCATTTTTCCGTTGCGGTCTTTGATTTCTTCATAAGCAATTTCAAGACATTCGACCAAATCCAAACGTAGCTGATAAGCTAATACAATCAGCGTGACTAAGGAATCGCCCAAGGCATCTTTCAGTGCTTGCTCTGGATTCTCGAACTTGGTTGGTTTTAACAACACATCTCGGATTTCACCGACTTCTTCCGTGACACGCATCCATTGGATTTTAGGGTCTGCCTCATGCAGCTCTCTCTCAAATGCCCAACGGACAACTTTGTCTTTTAATTCTTCAAAATTACTCATGTATTTCTTTTACCTCAATCTCAATTCTGTATTTATCTTTTAGCCCGCTCAAACCACCGTATTTGAATGTCATATACTTAATTACCTCGTGATTATCATCTGTCCAGATACCAGCGTCTGTCATACCGTCAACTAGGGCTTTCACAGTCGGATAAAAATTCGGCGGGTCCATCCGTCTTTCAGTCGGTGCATAAATCGTTACCACAAGCCCGCAGGGACGTTTTTTTGTATGGGTGGTATATTTAACCCTCAGAGAGTTTTAAAAACGCTATACGGCGAAGATAGGCAGTAATTTTAGCCTTCTGCGTCCAATGTGGTCTGTCATTAGCATTCAGCATCTCTTTTTTGCGCTTGGTGTTGGATAAAACAAATTCAAACTTCAACTACCCGCCTCCCATTCTTTTCGCTGGTTCGCTTGATATAGGTCGGCGACTTGTAAAAGTGTATCGTTGACACCTTTACACCGAATTGTTCAGCTAGTTCTTTTGCTGTACCGATTGCCAGTAGCTTATCGCCTTTGTAGAGAGCGTACTCTTTTCCATGAGCTACCATACAAAATCAGAATGGCAAGTCATCATCTGAGATGTCCATAGGGCTTGAGTTACCAAATGGGGACTGATAGCCTCCTTGGTTGTTTCCACTTTGGAAATTACCACTATTTGAATTTCCATTTTGGAAAGAGTTCCCCTGGCTCTGTTGACCACGACTTTCCAAGAGTTGGAAACTTTCTGCAACTACCTCAGTAACGTAGACACGTTGCCCTTGCTGATTGTCATAGCTACGAGTCTGAATGCGACCTGTAACACCAATCAGAGCCCCTTTCTTAGCCCAATTCGCCAAATTCTCAGCTTGTTGGCGCCAAATCACACAGTTAATAAAATCAGCCTCACGCTCTCCATTTTCGTTTTTTCGGTTGCGATTGACGGCAAGAGTGAACGTTGCTACCGCTACATTAGATGGCGTGTACCTGAGCTCTGCGTCCTTGGTCAATCTTCCAACCAGTACAACATTATTGATCATCTGACTTGTCCTTTCCTGCATTGCGTTCACCCAGTAGGAACCCTAGGCATAGCCGTAGGAAAGTCAAACCTGCTAATAAAACAACTTCAACAATCATCATTCTTCTCCAAATTCTATTCCTAACCTTGATTTCTCAGGTTCTTTATAAATAATCAAAGCTGATGTATGCCAATATTCAGCACTTACACCACTGTCAGCTACCGCTGATACGTTTGATTGAAATTTAATATCAATCAACTCAATATCAGGATTTTTGGCAAGCCAGTCATTTATCTGTTTGTCAATAGGCTCATGATGTGGATAATCGTAAGATAAAAATTTAGTTCTAATCATCTTCCCCTCCAGGATTTTTCCACCATTCAAGCAAGTCAGCCTGATTTTCCTTGATGTAGTTCTCAAATATTTGGAATTGGAGGATAGCCCAGCGTAAGCTGTGCATACCCTCTCCACCCCTTGAGCAAAAGCCGCTGACTTTGAAAACCGGCACAACGCTACCAACAATGCCTGGGCTAAGTTCGTCAATATTGACTAAATTCTCTGTCCGATAGCCAAAATCAAGGACAAACTCATCTCCTAAGTCATGAATAACTTGCAGCCGCTTGCCGTCTGAGTATATGGCTACATTGTCTGAAACTTGTCTATTTTCCATGTTCAAGCCACCGCCTTTCTATAAGCACACCTTCTCTATTGCACTTTTTACAATGCCAAATTACTGGTTCATCTATAAAGTGCTCTATATAGCGCTCATCACAATCCATGCAATAGTATTCTATTCCTCTGATTTCCATAACTACCACCCACACAATTCATTGAGCTGTTCTTGAGTTACTGGCTCAATCCGTTGGTATCCGCTAACCTGATAATTTTGCTTATGTTCAAAACCAAGCTCTGACAGTCCTGCCTTGAATAAGTCTTTTTCTGCCGTGTTGGTAAAATAGACTTCCAAGGTCATTTTTTGTGTGTAGTGTTTTGGCTCATTTTCAGCCCCTCTGAGCGTTTTTTGGTCGGGGTGGTATAATTGACCTCCGCCCAAAATCTCGCCTGTCTCTGGGTCAATTTTGGGCGTTTCTGGCGATTTTTGAACCTGCTCTTGCTGTTTCGCTTGTTGCTCAGCCGAAAGTTGCTCCCTTTCGGCCTCAGCTTGTCGCAGTTTTTGCTTTTCTTGCTCAAAAAGATAGTCTGACATGATTTGTTGTATTACATCAGCTAAAGACATTGACTGCAACATACGGATATACGGCTGATCTGTCATACCGTACTCAGCACATTGTCCAGAGATGGCAGCTTTTTCTTTTTCGCGCTCTTGTTGTTTTTGGTATTCAAAGGTGACCATATCCTCAAGGGATTTCATCGTGACCTTCTTCAAGGTCACACCGTCAGCCATAAAGTCTGAGGCCTTAATGTATTCCAAGGCTTTTTCATCAAAGAGTCTAGGGTCTAGCATGTACTCAGCCGCTTTGTTAGCTAGGTAGCTCTTGACAGTATCAAGACGGACAGCTTTTTGATGTTCTTCAAAAGCCTTGACATCAGTAGCAATCTTATCAATGACTTTGTCCATTGGTTCGCTGGTGTCCTTGATATACTTGTCAAACTCATCAGCGGACTGTGACAACTCACGCTTAATCTTGATACGCTCATCAGAGATTTGTTTTTTGAGTTTGCGTAGGTCAGCCAAAACTTGCTTGTCATCCTTGATGGTTGCGGCCGTGACCGTGTAATTTTCATACTTGGCTACTACATCGGCTATACCTTGCTCAAACTTTTCACGGTCAATGATTTCAACCTGTGCCTGCGTTACTTTTGCTTGTAATTCTTGCATGTTGTCCTCCTAGTATTCCAAATCTTCCAATAGCTCACCTTGTGCTGGCTCATCATCAGGATCAATCACATCATCAGTTGGATAGCTTGTGTCAATCTGTCTCTGAGCTTGTTCCTGTTTCATCTGCTCAATTTGAGCCATTTTGCGTGCCATGACATCCTCACGGCTTTCAACAGGTTCCGCCTGTTTGATACGGTCAAAAGTTTCACCACCATCATCTTCCGTGTACATATTTCCCAAATCCTCAGGGAATGCCTCACGTAGAGCATTTACTAAGGCTGTCTTCCTGATCATGGTTGCTGGCATAGCGTTCCAGGTGCTCTGTTTCTTGTCATATTCTTCACGACTGACAAAGATTTCTACAGGTACTTTGAAATTTTTCCGATAGACTCTAGCCCAACCACCTACCAAAGTATCTCCAGGTAACATGAGAGCTCCTTTGCGTTCGTGCATAACTCCATCAGTATCAACGGTTACAACACCTGCCTCAAATCCCTCATAGTTTGGATTTTGGGCAGCACGCTTGAGAAATGCCTCTTTTGAGACAATCAAGCTGAACTCTGTGCCTCCAGTTTTTTTCTTGTAAGCAACAATATAGACCTCGTTTGCTAAAGGGTTTAAGTTGCGTCCTTTGATAAGAGATAAGGCTTGCCCTACTTGTTTTTCAGTCAGCAAGTTTTGAGGGTCAAAATAGCGTTTGACATCCTGAAAAGTCCAAACACTGGTATCAATAGCAATGTCACGCTTTGCTTGTTGGGTTGATAATTGATTGTTACTCATTTCTTTCTCCTCTTCGTCTGTTTCAAATTCCAATATTCACGCTCTAAGCGTTTATTTTCTCGTTTCAAGGCAAGTATCAAGTCCTGTTGTTCGTTGATAATCTCGCCCAGCTCTCGGCCTAGGTGGAAATAATCACACCTCAGCCGTCGGATTGTATCTAGTAATTCCTCTGTCATTATGCATCCCCTACATAAATCCATTGACCGCCTCTGAACACCCATTCATCAGGATCATGCACCTGTCTCGGTTCCTCAGGTTGTAGATAGTCACGGTCATAGTCAAACCATGGGTAAGTACCGTCCATGTCGCACCTCCTAGACCACATACTTTCTACCTAGCTCTCTGACAAGGCGGATGTATCCTGCTTTATCAGCTAGACCTGTATCCAGTAGCTTTCCCTTCTCTCCTGCCGTGGCACGTTGCCAGACAAGATTTTCACGTAGTTCAAATCTTTTCATGATTTTCCTCCTGTGGATAACTTCTGTAAATCCCTATATATATTATTTATATATAACGATTAGTTTGTTTTTAAGTTAGTTAGAGGCTTTAGCCTCTTATTGTTTATTAGTGGGCGATAGCCCCTAGATTATTATTAAGTTAGTACTTGTTGTATAGTTAGTATTTATTAGAGGGCAGATTTTGCTATGGCAATATTTGCCACGGCAATTTTTCACATGGCAATATTTGCCACGGCAATTTTTTCCAAATGTAAAATCATTCATCTGTATTGCCTGTGGATAACTCTTCGTCAAGCTTACTTTTCAAATATTCTTTGTACCCATCAGTAAAGGGCATATCTGAAAAAAACCTATGAAGTTCTATCCCTTTACCGCGACCAAGGCTACGTTTAACAACCAGCATGTAACCAGATTTCTCTAGGATTTTGAAATGTCTATCTACAGTCCTTCGACTTATTTTTAAGCGTTTAGCAACTTCTTCAGGATATACAACCCAATCAGCCTTATTGGTCAAAATGACAGTCAAAATACCAATTGTAGCTGGTTCCAAGTCTTCATCTTTAGTATATGCATTATTCAAAGATGTGTAGTTTTCATGCGTGTTTCTGATGATGTACTGCATAAGCCATAACTATTCCTTCTAAACTTCAACAATTCCTCGCTGAAGCGTGTTATCAATCGCTGTCATGTTCGTCATATTCTAAAATCCTTTCTACATCTTCAAGATGTTCGATATCGCCAGTTCGAAGAAAACGGTCATATGATTGAGCAATTAATTCCAATCTAACCAGACTTGTCATCTTTCTAAAATCCTCCTCAACCGTTCATTTTCATCCCTTAATCGCTGATTTTCGATGCGGTATTCGTTCCGTTGTTCAGCGATTTCACGGACCATGTCATGCAATATTTGATTTTCCTGTTCTAGTGTGTAAAGCGGACGTGGAATAGCAGGTTTTTCTTGTTTTAAAAAATTAACCAACCATTTCTGCATATCTTTTCCACTCCTTATCCACTTGCTGAGCGTTCCGTTTCAGCCCGTTGCGAGCTTTTTCAATGTCACAGGTACTCTGATACCCCATACCTGCTTTAAAGCCGTACAGGTAATCTCTGCGCCGAATTTCTTCAAATTCTTCACGCTCGCGCTCTTTTTCTGCTTTCCGCTGTTCCGCAATTGCCACTGCCAAGATTGGCACTGCGAAAATTGATAATGTTAAAATTGCTTCTGTCATAATAATCTCCAATTTTCTTTCATCCACTCGATTATCGCGTCTCTTGGATAACGAAGATGAGTACCTTTGCCTTTATCTATTTTGGGAAAACCAGGTAGTCCGGTCACCCTTTTAAATTCATCATTGTTATAAATACCTAGTAGCTTTTTGCATTGTTCACCGTTTAAAACAAGTGGCAACGCTACCTCGATATTGAACACCTCAAACACTTCTACCAGCCTGATCTTTAACTGACTGATAAATCGTGATATGAGGCTTTCAGCAATGTCATCCATCTTGTCAAACCTCGCTTTCGTGTGTTATAATTTAAGTGATTTTTTTAGTAAGCTCCTGACTTCGTCAAGGGCTTTTTTATTGGCTTTTCGCTAATTCGTCCAGGCTAACATCCATTGAAAATAGCTTATGTCTGCAGCAATGGCTAACGATTTTTCTTCTCAACTTCAACCGTTGCTTGCTCAGAAACTTCATGAGGTAATTCAGAAACGGTTGCCTTAATAACCTTTCCAGCTAGCCTTGTAACAATTTCAAGGTTAGCTTTTTTCTCTTTTTCCATCCCCTTCTCCTTTCTGTTAGATAGCAGAGCTGGTAAGTTTGTTACCTATTTTTTTGGTATAATAAAAACAAAAACGTGAGGTAAAATCATGGCGCCGCAAATTGAAACGACTCCACTCTGGCAAACACTTGATTTCTGGAATTTTGTCATTGCTGTTCTAGCACTTCTAGCTGCCTTTTATAGCATCTGGTACACCAGACAACGAGATAAGACAAAACTTGAAATTGTGAATACTTGGTATGAAAAACCAGATGGGAATCCCTATTTTGTTGTGTTCAAGATTTTCAATAATTCTTCAACAGCTGTGAAGATAACCAACCTGACCTTGCTGTACCTCGATGGTAAAACTGTCGAAATTATCAAGGATTACAAGTACAAACCACCATACAGAATTAACCTGCTTGGCTCAGATTATCGTTTTGACCCTTTTCACGAGTCCAAAGTGTTCGACCGAGAAGAAATCATCCCAGCAAATGCAGAAACTTCTTTCAAGTACTACCTCAATTCGTTTTCTACAGATATGAAAATCAAAGTCACCGCTGACCGTCCAATTTATAGATGGTCAAAAACGAAAACATTTTCAGTCCATTTTGTTAAGACGGATTAAAATTGTAATATTCATAATCATATGTGCAATTAGTAAAATAAATGTTGCTAGTTGCATTTTTGTTCTCCTTTCTAGTCCTCAAGAACTAGACGCTTAGTCTTGATGACAACTTCTTCAATACGAGCACGTTTCAAGCCCTCACTGATAAAATAATCAATAATAGCACTACGGCTCATTCCTGTACCAATTGACAAGCTGTCTACCTCGTCGTAGCTCTCACGACTAATGACCACTGTGGGACGGTTATTCCCTTTCTGCCCTGTACTTGGGCGACCGTATCTTTGTTTTGACATGTCCTCCTCCTTTCCATAAATAGCAGAGCTGTACCGCCCTACTCCTCTCTCAACTTCTCCGCCAGCACCAACCGCACATAAGCCGCCATCGACAGCCCCAGACGCTGGCACTCCACCCCCAACCGCTTCTTCATCTCAACCGACAAAGACACATGTATAGACGTCATGGTCACCCCTCCTTCCACCTGTTAGTTAAAGTTCTTGAAGAAGTCAAGAACTTTTTATACAAGTATTGTATAAAGTTTGACCAAAGACTGACCATTGGGGAAATAGCAGAGCTTCTTAGCTGTAGGCTACTCGTTCAATATCTTTTAAAACGCTAAGCATGATACGCTTATCAAGATTAATGTTTGAATAATACAAATAATCTACAACAAACTTTATCCGCTGGTCTTTTGTCATAGTTTTTGTGAAAGGCAGTTTTTGTTGAATCAGTTCTTGCAATTCATCATTCATGACTGTACGAACTGAAAATAACTTTTCGTAATCCATCCCCTCCTCCTTTCTGTAAATAGCAGAGCTGGTGTGTTTGTTAAGACAAACCGTGTTTCTTTTTGCCTATTTCGATAAGGTTGCGTCGAATTT